ATTCATGCTGTAACCCATCACCATTAGCGCTCGCCCAAGACTTGACGATTCTGAGTTTTCCATGGCGGAGGTCTGGTTTGCACCCGGTCCACCGTCTATCTCAAATGCGTGTCCAGTGGCTTTAGGTAGGTTGTTGGCTTGGTCGCCAGCAGTTAGGTACAGAGACGTCTTGATAACCCAGATTCGCTTTACGTTAGGGTCTTTTGCGTCCCACGCGGTGTACTCGTTCGCGTTTATCCACTCTGTGACAATTCGGCCATCTTCGTGGTCTACATGAAACTTAGCGAGTCGTTCTGCGACTGTGCTGTACTTGCTTAAATCAAACTTCATCTTCATCCTCTGTTTCTTCGTCGGTTTTTATAAATCCCCAACCTGCGTCCATGTAGAACCACAGGTCTATTTCTTCAAGCGAGATGCGCTCTAGGATTCCGTCTGCAAGCTTCATACCGTTTATCAGTCCGGTGATTAGCGTGTCTCCTTTGCGTAGTCCTACATAGCTGCCAAGCCCTATCTCTAGCGGTTCTGAATCTCTTTCTTCACTCATAGGTTTGCTTTCTTGTTTACTATCAAAGACGGGGACCCGGCTCTGAGTTGTCGTGATGCTACTCGGACAGTGTTTACCACTCCCCACTTTGCAGAACCCATAGTATCTAAGGTCTTTGATTTGAGCAACATTAGGTACTTGTAGCCCTCGTCGGCTGCTATCTGAGCGCGATAGAGTTCTTCGCCAAGGGGTCCTAGCTCAACTTCCACGCCCTCAAAGTCAGGGTTCATGTATCTGACAGCGTTGTAAGTGGCTTCTGAGCCATCCCAGTTAGGCTTTGTCTCTGTCTTGACTGAATTCCAAAAGCGCTCAAGGGCGGTGTTCTGCACATCTATCATGTCTTGGTTGTAAGGTACTTCGTATTCGTTCCAAGTCATTCCTGCGACTGCAACGATGACGCCCTTCTTTATTTTCGTTACGCCCATGTAGTGCTGCACCTGAGCTAAGTAAGCCCTAGGAACGTCATCCCAAGTTGTCCTAGCGGTTTTTACTTCGATAACCATTAGCTCACCAGTTACTCGGTGCTTGGCAATAGCGTCAGGGTTAGCCCGTCGGTAAGAGCAAAACTCATCTTCGTATGTGCCAGTCTCAAAGACTTCCCACTCCGGGTATTCCTCAGCCCAAAGCGTAAGGATTGGCGCTTCAAAAGCTTTACCGAACCGAATTGCCCAGTTCTCTTTTATCTCCGACGGTATGAGGTTTAGCTTTTTAGCCCATAGAGCATAGGCGCTCTCCCACGGGTTTAGACCTAGTATGGTGCCTACTTCACTACCCCCGATGCCTAAAGACCGCGCAGCGTGCCACTCAGGGCTTCCCGGAGGGTATATGCCAAGTAGCTTTGCTCCGTTCAGCGTTTCCGGTGCGTAGAATTCCATATTTATCTCCTTTTATTGGTATTGTGAAGATTACTATGAGCAACGGACAGATTACAAGTAGGTATCTCAAACTCTTACAAAGCATTCACCAAGAAGGTGGCGTGCCTTGCGAAAGAGTTCCGGCTTTGTTCTTTCCGGAAGATTTAGATACGACTGAATTGCGAGCGGCAGCAACGAAGGCTGCAAAAGCTTTGTGTCACTCTTGCCCGATTATAAACGAGTGCTTTGAGTTTGCCGTAGAGACTGACCAGAGGCATGGAGTATGGGGCGGCACCTCGGCAGATGAAAGATAGTTAAAGACAACCGCACCACCTTGTGATTGCTCAAGAGACAGTGCGGTGTTAATACTTTGCTTAGGGGTCGCACTAGGAATCGAACCTAGACTTCAACCCGTATTGGGGCTGTCTCTACCATTGGACTATGCGGCCTTGTACTCACAATACTAGCACGCTTTCCAGTTTGCTTTATTGCACTGTGCTGAGTAGTGTTTCACCATGAACTCAGAACAAGCACACACAGCCCTAGCCGACGGCATAAAAGAAACAGGCGCACCAGCGTGTCAGGAATCAGACCCAGACGCATGGTTTCCAGAAGGCGCTAACGGAGGTCCGATAAGCGCCGCTGCGAAGCTGTGCGGTCATTGCCCTGTACAGATGCTCTGCTTGCAGTTTGCGCTGATAAATAACGAGCAGCACGGTATCTGGGGTGGCGTCAACACAAGAGAGCGCAACCGGATGAGAAAAAAGCTAAGCGCTACTTCTTTGTAATAATTGAGGTAAGTATTGACAGCAAGGCAGAGCCAGCAGCAATGCTGAAGAACCCTATCCAGTCAACAGTAAACAGCCCTACAGTGCCGCCGCCTAAGAATGCGACGCCTGCCTGAGCAAAAGTCTTGATTGCGCGTTCTCCCGCGAACTGCCAGAATTCTAAACTAAACATCTCCATTGGTCCAATCTTGATTGTTTTTACCGTCTTGCCACGATGCACTTACAGTGTACGCCGTGGTGATTATTGAGATAAGCGATACGCCGCCAGTTATTAAAGTGACTCCGACGCCCCACTGGTCTACTAGGAACGTCACAGCACCGAAGATAATCATTGCAAAGCCAAGTCGGTAAGAACCGAAGATTAGCTTGCGACGGAACTTCCAGCTTGCACCTGTTGCAGACTCCGGCTCGTCCTTTAGAAAGAACACACCGTCAAACATCTTTACAAGGGTCTTTTGCAACATTCGCATACCTCTCGTACGGGTTTCTTTACGTTAGCGAGTATTAGCTTGTATACGTCAACCTTGTCAGACGTTACGCCGAAGACGCCCTTGAGAGTTCTTGACGCCGTTACATGGACGTGAGGCCCTGAACTGACCCCACTGTCTCCGAGGACTCCTACAGTCTGACCCTTGCGTAGCTTTTGCCCGACACGGTAGCCCGGCTTAGAATCCATGTGGCAGTATCCGAGATACCAGACAACGCCGTCTTTATCCATAGCTGTCTGGACGACAACCCAGCCAAGAACATCCGAGAACTGAATCAACCGAATCGTGCCCTTGGCGATTGCAGGAATGCGTGTGCCAAGTGGTCTAGCCCAGTCAGTGCCGGAGTGGGGTTGCATACCGTTTGCTTTGCGAAAGTTGCTCATCTCGCCATAGTGCGAGGTTATGTATTTAGCGTCGTAGACTAAACGCCAATCGGCAGTCCTATTAGAGAAGCGACTCATTTAGGTTTCCTTGGCTTGTATTTTTTAGCCACGAAGAAGGCTCACTAACGCAACCGCAACCGCTCCGAGTGTTGCCCCGTAGACGCTATACACAAGCCGAGCAATAAGCTCAACCTTTGACAACCTGTTCTCCATATCGGCGACCTTGCTAGGCAGGTACTTCAAGCCACGCAGCTCGGCAAACATCTCGATTTGGTTCTCATTGACTTCCATCAGCTTTTCATAAACTTGGACGTTAGTAATGCGTACGGATGTGCTTTCTTCTGCCATTAGCTATTTGACTTCTACTACCTTGACAACAGCGCCGACAGTATCAGAGATGCAGTAAAGCGTGTCGTCTGCGTTTGTTTGAAATACAGCGTTGTTGGTTTCGCTGAGCAGGATGCCTGTGCTTGCCGATACGTCCGAGCCGCCGACATAAGTTGCAGCGCCTTCGGTTCCGGACTGCAAGTAAACAACCTTGCTAGAAATGAACGGCCCTGACACTGCGGTGATTGAAGTGCCAACTGTGACGCCTGTTGAGGTTACTGGCATTATGCACCGACTATGGCGAGAGCTTCGGCTTCGGTTAGTCCGAGAGCGATTAGCTTGTCTAGTCCTGACTGGCGTAATACCTCGGCGTCTGCCTTGGCTTGCTCACCAACCAAGCGTTGCGCTTCGGCTTCGGTTGCCATTACTTCAAGCTCGTCTATCTCTGCCTGAGTTAGCTCAATCATTGACTCTCGCTGACCCTTTGGCTTGCTTAGGTCAACTACTATTTTTACTGGGGTTTCTGACATTTGTTTTCCTAACTTATTTTGTAAATAAAAACGGTTGTATTTGGCTGTATTGCATCGTTTGAATAAATAATTCTCATACTTGTAACTGGTTGACTTGAAGAAGTCAGTCCTCCAAATAACGACATTTTTTGACCAAACTGAACATCGCTAACATTTTCTCCAACCGAATCAACTGCGACAGGGTGTCGTTGTGAAAGAGTGTAATTAGGTATGTAAATTTGGGTATTTCCAAAAGCCCCTGCTGTAGCGCCACCTGTCGGCATACCTGATGGAACATAAAGGTTAGAGCCAGTCTGGGCCACAACCTGTGTAATTTGACCGTAGACAGCCTTAAAATCTCCATAAGCGCCATTGACCGTAAACTGAAAACCAGAGTCGCTTGATTGGTCGCCGCCTTCTCTTGACGACATAATGATTAGAAGGTCTGTCGCATCCTGTGGGATACCTGTAATATCTATAAAAGTTACAGGAGTTTCTACGGTGAGTGTTTCTACTAATACCATTGTCATTTTTAACCTGCAATCCCATACGCTCTAAATGTAGACCCCACTAGAAACGGAAACCCATCAGCGGAAAAGGTCACTGAATTTACCGCCTGAGTTGCGTCCACCCTTGCGCCTCCAAGTGCTTCGGCGTAATCGGCTTTAGATGAGCGGAACAAAATTGTTTTTTGTTTATTAGTACTTGTGTAATCAAAAATTTGGAAAGTACAGAAAGAATGTAGGTCATTTCTAACTTGGCTTGCATTGTCCCAATTGGTTGTCACTCCACCGAATGTATTAGCTGCAAGGCTATTATTGTAGTTTGCAAAAAAAGTTTGAAGTCTGTTTCCTGATGAATCAGAGTTAAGTCTTATGCCAAGGTATTGTAATTGGCTGCTTGTCGTTCCGCACTGCGACGTTAAAATCAAATCTTTGTAAGTGTTCCCGTTTGCGTCCAGAGTGGGAAGTGAACTGATTGTAACTGATGTCGCAGTGCTTGTTAGCACTGTGGAGCTTAGTAAGTCATAAGTAGGCGTCGTCATTGTTTAACCTCTAATTCCATATAGCGAAATGCGCGTATCGTTGGTAAAGCTGCCTTCAGCCAAAACCCTTATTGTTGTAATAGCGTCAGTATTGCGCCATAAGTGAGAGGTGTAAGTAAGAAACACCTGGCCTGCAAGTAATGTATAAACTGACCTACCTGTTGTTAGCTTGTTGGTGTTTGTATAATCTGCAAGGTCTATTGTGTGGGCGCTAAAATTGCCAGCAGTGTCGCTGTTTGTAGCGGTATTCCACGACAAGGAAGGTTGATTTAAATTAGCTCCGGACGATACACCAGAACTACTCCTATAAATAACGTGCTGGACATAGTTGTTACTTGTATCGTCGTTGAACTGCATATAAACACCTCCGCCAGCCGTTCTAGCGCTAATTCTAATCTGTAGATTTTTGTAATCTTGCGAGACGTTAGAAAAAGTTACACTTGATGGCGAACCTGTTGCGTTATAGGTTTCTAATAGTTCGTATGTGGCACCACCACCACCTTCCGCCTGTGCGTTGAGTATCCCTAATAACATCAAACTCATTTAGACCGCCGTAATGTTGCCGATTAGTCGGTACTCGTCAGTTGCCACACAAAGAAGGGTAGCGGCTGAATACTGAGCGCCGATTGTAAAACTGCCTGTTGTTGTTGAAGTTTCTGCTGCTTTGATAGTTGCACCGTCAGCGGTCACAGTAAGCGCACCTGCGCCGTCTGCGATTATGTCCACCCTTGCCCCAACTGTAAAGTCAGAGCTTGCGTTTACGGTTAGAACAGTTGCCGAAGCAGAAGTGAACTGAAGTGTCTTGCCTTGGTCTGCTGCCGTGGTAAGTGTTCGGGCTGTGGTTGCGTCTATAACAAAGCTTGCGATACCTGCCGCTGCTGTCGTGGCTGCAAGGTCAACGTTTAGAGTTACATCGCCACCCGTGCCGCCACCTGTTAGGGCAGTTCCGGCTACTACCGAAGTTATGTCTCCGCCACCAGCCCATGCAGAACCGTCATAGATTTCAAAAGAGCTTGTGTCAATTAAGTAGCTCGCCATGCCCTCTGAGGGGGCTGCAATAGCGGCTGTTCGTGCTGCTGCGTCGGCAAAGACCATAACCGACTGGTCCATTAGATAGCCGTTTACATCGGCTGCTGTAAGTACCTCGTTAGCCGCGAATACTTTTCTGCCTAATCCTGCCATGTTTTCCCTAACCTAAGTTCGCTGTGTCTAGCTTACCAAACACTGCATCGTCCAAGATAAGCCCTAGGTACTTGACTTCTTGGAAAGATAGCGTCATGTCGTGAAACTGTGGTGTCTTTGCGTGTTCTATTTTGATTACCTGAACAAACTTTTCAATCGCGTCGCCAATGCCGTTAGGCGTAAAGTCCACCTTGCAAACGCTGCCTATCTCTAAGCCAAACAGCTCTGCTTGCTTTTCCGATGAGAGGTCGTTTATCTTTATGTTTAGTGACTCTACGCGGTACTCAGGCTGTGAGTAGATGTCTGCGTAATGCACTGAAAGGTCTATAGATTGCTGGTCAGTTGCTCCCAGCAAGTCTGTCTGAGAGTATTCCCTAGCTCCGTAGGTGCCGATAGAGGCTTGGTCAGTTGTGACTACGGTTGCACCGTCTACGTTTGCAATAGCAACTTGATTGAACAAAAGCTCTGAGCCGTAGACGATTCCTATTGAGCTGTACGGAATGTTGTCGCCTTGGTCAAAAACCACTAGCGTAGCTGAGGTGGGGAACTGCTTTCTGTTCCGGAAAGTGACGTGACCGTTCTTTGCAACAAATAGAAGTCCACCCTCGGTTGCAGAAACAGTCTGTAAGTAGCTAAGCCCACCAGTCCCGTCCGATATCTCTTGAGCGCCACAGTCCACTGTGCCGTCGTCTAAGGACCTAAGTGACGCAGACCACCCAAGTGCATCTAAAGTAGCCGCTACACGGCTGCCAGTGGCTTCTACGGACGGTGTGGAGGCGCCTAGTGTTTGCTGGGCAAGTATTGTGGTTGCATCGAGGGAGGTAGCGTCTGCAAGTGAGTTGCCATCTGGCGTGTAACTGAGGTTCCAGTCACTTACCCAACCACTGAACGCAAGCTCGCCGCCGATTGAAATACGGATTTCTCGTCTAGGTATTATGTTGCCGTAGAACGGAGAGTCTACGTAGAGAGGGTCAAAAGCTCTGTCGTGATTATTGAAAGACACATTAGCAATAGCAGCCGGGAAAGCAGCAAAGCGCCTTGGCTTACCGCGAGAGATTGTGATGTCACGCACTCTGTCAGTAATGTCGTAGAAGATAGTTCCGCCAAGTCGGTAGTCAGGACTATTTAGCTGTCCTGCCACTGGGTCGTTTAGCCTGAGAAACGGACCAATGGAACTTTCGGTCAGGTCAAAGCCAACTTCTACCTTTGGGGCTGCCGCTGTCATGCTATCCGCCTATAGGTGTTGTTGTTAGCCTGCTGTTTGCAGTCTTGAAGGCAATGATACCTGACTCTGTGGCCTGACCTTGTGAGTAGCTTTCTACACGGCTTGTTGAAGGTGGCGAAACTATGTTGTAGTAGTTGTTGACAGTCTGACCCCCAGTGCCTCTTGAAATAGACTCTACTTCTGCGCTAGTCAGGTTCTTTGTCAACCCGCCAAGGTCGCTGACCGAACCGCTCTCAATATCTTTTCTTAGAGCCTCAAATGCGCCAAGCTTACCTGTAACACCTTCTCTAAATACGCTAGATAGGTTGCCGCCTAGAGCTTTGTTGGCACCAGCAATGAGTTTGTCAAGTTCTTCAAGCGCAGGATTGACTCTTGGCATATCTGGCACAGGTATTTTGGCAATCTCATCTGCGGCTGCTTGTGTTGCCTCAGCAACGCGTGAAGAAGTGACCTTGCCTATCTCAGTGCTTAGTGTCGCCTGAAAAGCAGTGTTGAAAGCTGCTGCCATTGCGTAAGCTGCGGCTTCTAGCCTTTCCTGCTCAGACAAGATGCCTTCAATAAGTCCGTCAACCAAGTCAATGCCAGTGCCGTACAGTGTGGCGGCAACTTCTTCGCCAAGGTCTGCACCGAGCTGGTTTATCTCAGCAAAGATTCCGCTTATCTCACCGACAGTCTCAGAGCCACCATCTACAAGCGCCTGAGCTGTTTGCCCACCTGCTTCAACGCCAGCCTGTACTAGCTGATTGAATAGCTGCGGGTCAAGACCCATGTCGCGGAGTGTTCGCAGGTTGGCAGCAAAGTCTCTTGCTTTTGTAGCCATGTTCTTGAAGCCGTCAAGAAGTCCTGCGGTCTTGTCCTGCACCTTCTGGATGGTTTCTTCGTAATCGCGAGTAACTACAACGTTGAACTCTTTTAGGCTTCCAGCGAGGCTCACAACGCCTCTGGTGACCTCTGTGATGGTGCGAGTCTCTGTCTCGTCCTTTAGCGCGTTGAATAGAGAGGTTAAGTTCAATGCCCCAGTTAGAGCTGTCTCGTACTCGCTTATAAGAGCTTTTGATAACGAGTAGCGCTCCGCCATATCGTCACGCTGACGCTGGATGGCTTGTAGCACCTGTAGCTCTTGCTGAGCAAACTTACGAAGCTGGTTGTAGCCTGCCTCGAACAAGTCTCCATTACGGAATGCTGACTGTAGTGACCGCTCTATGTTTTCTAGCTGAGATACAACAGCCTTTTCAAAGCTGCCCATCTCTATAGCGATAGTTGGCAAAACATCGAAAGCAGATAGTAGGTCCGTAAAGGTTAGCTTTAGGTCCTCGGCTTGCTGAACAATGTTGGCTATTGTTTCTATTAATCGGTCATCAACGGCCTTTACAGCAAGGTCGTACTCATCCCATGCAGCAGCAGCGTCAGCAAGTTCCTGAGCGCCAGCAGCGGTCCTGTAGAACATTTTTTCAAGGTCGCCAAGTGAGATGATGCCTTGCTTTATCTGAATCCAGATGTCCATGAAGTTTTCAGAGCCAAGGATTTGTTCAATTAGGCCCTTTGAACCTGTCATCTTTTGTAGCTGTAATCTTGCTGTTTGCTTGTTTACTTCTTCTTGTAGAGAGTCAAAAAACTTCTTTACGTAATCTACTGCTTCTTTTTCTGGAGTAGAAGAACCTCCTGTAGGTCCACCACCCTTCTTGCCTAGATTAGATGCAAGAAGTGCCTCAAGTGCTGCTTTCTGCTCGCCTACGTAGACAAGACCCGAGTAAGGCAGCATCGCCATGTCCATAGCTGCGATTTTAGCCAGACGACTAATCGCACCGAATATCTCAGCCCAGTTAGGCTTTGTCAAGAAGTATTCAATCTGGGACGCGTTGAAGCCCATCAATTCAAACTGGTCTGCGGCCTTGCTCTTTTGTGCTTCCTCACCTATCTCAGCGAATATGCCCGGTAAACCAGTAAGTTTGCCAAATGTTTCATCGGCATAATAGCCAATCTCGTCAAGTGCGATTTGAAACGAATACAGTGGCGGTAAAGCTTTTTCTACTTCTTTTACAAATTGAGGGAAGAATGATTCTGGCGCAACTGCTGCTTCTGTAAAGCTCGCAAACAGGTCGTCAAAGTCAACAGTTCCAGTAATTCTACGGAATGCGCGTTCTCCGCGTACCAAGCTTTCAGTTAAGTTATCTACCCCGTCGCCTAATTGCTCAACTGTAGATGCAGCCCTGTTCTTAACTAAGTCCGTAAAGAACTTAACAATAGCGTTTTCATTTAGCGCATCGCCAAAGTCTTTTGCGTGTAACGTTGCGGCAGCTATTCGTGCTGACCAAGTATCAAAGAATTGAATTGACAGTTCTAGCACAACGTTCAGTGCTTTTAAACCTAGGTTGAGAGGTCCCGCTATAAGAGAAGCAATTCCGCTTAGCAGCTCTATGATTGGCTGCGCACCTATAATCAGGTTTCTTAGAGTCTCTGCTAAGGTTAGGAAGAACGGCGACAGGTTTTCAACGCCATCAGCCAAGGCTTCAGAAACCTCTACCAACTCTGGTCCGATGTCCTGTGCTATATCTGCAAGTCCGTCAGTAACCTTGGCGATTGGCTTCTGTAGTGGCTCTCCAAACGCGATTGTAAGGTTGCTAGTAATTGCAGCCAATCTTGATTGTGCAACGTACAGGGTGTCGGCAGCTCTAGTAAACGCTCCGACTGAATCCCCGGCTCTTTCAAACAGAAGCGTTAGACGTGCTGTTGCTTCAGCGTTTGCGCGCTCAGCTCCCTCTAGGTCCCCTAGCCCCTGAGAAGCAAGATAGGCGTTTATCTCGTTCTGCTTCATGGCCACACCGAACTTCTCGATAGGGTCATACTCACCACGGAACAGGGCGGTGATGGCTAGTAGCGCATCTTGTAGCTCGTAACCATAAGTTGTAGCAAGGTCCTGAGAAAGCGTTATAAGACGCTGAGTTTCGCCAGCAGCCTCGTCAACACTGAATCCATACTGCTTTAGAACCGAACCAAGAAAGACCGAAGCTTGAGCAGCTTGAGACTGTGATATTCCGTAACTTTCTACTTCCTTTGTAAAGTTTTCAAGAACCGGAGCAACTTCCTCAAAGGTTTGCTTTAGAGCAAGTATGTTTCGTTCAAACTTCTGAGTCTGCTCTACCGCGTTGACCACAAAGGCTTTGGAGCTTGTTAGCGCCTGAAAAGCACCGAACGAGCCAGCAGCCACACCTATCTGCTTTGCTAAGGAACCGAAGTCCTTGCCTGCGCCGAGAACGGCTGTACGAGCTTGGTTTAGTCCTGCGCTTTTGAATACCGACGCAATGGTCAGAATAATTGGGGCTGCCATTAGAGCGCCGTCCTTCTGTTGGTTTCGAGTACCACCATGTTTATCAACTTCTCAACGTTCTTGCGATGAGTTGGCCTGTGCTTTATAAATGCCGGGTAAGCATAACGCGAACCTCTACTACTTCCTTTGCCCTTGGCTTTTGACAGGTTTTGCACAAAGTTGTTGCTGTTTGTTCCGTTTATTTTGTGAGTCCTTGTAACTATGCCTCGTCCAAACAAGTCTATTTGATAAGGGCGAGTTTCATATCTGCCTTGGGAATACATTGACTTTCTGCCACGCCCTGCCATGTCAGCAAGGATTAGGGGAGCTTTCTTTACTCTGACGCGAACGATTGACAGTTCACCGTCTCTGCCCAACTTGAGCTTTGACAAGTTCCTGTTTGCATTCCTGTTCTTGTAGTTGACGTCAATACCAGCAGCAGTGTTGATTGAAAAGTAGTTGTTGTACCAAGACAGACGCCCGTTGTCACCGTTTAGAGTATTAAAGCCGTCATAGTAACGACGACGGTTTGCATTTGGTGTTGACCAACTGTTCTTAGGGTTGTCTTTTCTAGGTCCGAGTGGACCACCGGGTCCTACTTTTGAAAACGCGTCTCTGATTTCATTTCTAGCTGGGATACCAATTTTGCGTGCTTCGCGCTTTAGCTTTAGGAAGATGTCTGGGGCTACTTCTTTTAGCTTGCGCTCTAGCGCAGCCATATCTGTCATTTCAATGGAACCCTTGTTGCCGTTAGTACCAAGCACTCTAGCTAGGTCGTAACTGCCAACGTCGCCGTAG